AATCACCCTCAATACACACATCGCGCACATCGCCGGATGTTGGCGCCGAGATCAACCAGCGCGTCTTTGGCTGTGTCCAAGCTTCCCACCATAGCCACTCAGCAGCGCATCTTGTCTTACCAGCGCCACGGCCTGCCAACAACAGCCAAATAGTCCACCAATCGCCCTTAGGCGTAATTTGGTGTGGACTTGCTTGGTGCAATAACCACTTAGTGCGAGCTTTAAGCGCCGCTTTCCATTCAGGCGATGCTAAGTTTAAGTTAGGCCCAGCTTTAATGCGCTCGGCAAACTGTTCAGCGATTGTCGGATTTAGCACTCTTTTTAGCCGGCTTAGCAGACACTCTAAGGTCTTTAGCTGTCGGTGTGCCTTTGGCGCCCGGCTTGCGCATGCGTTCGCCGGATCCGGCTTTTATGCGATCTTGCTTTGCATGTATGTTTGCCCATAAACCCGGTGGTTTAGCCATATTAGACCTTTCGTTAACCGTTCTTGCCGTCGTTTTGTCTTGACACCAACAAGTCGTCCATCAATGATTGTGCAAAGTCATGCATAACGTCAACTTGAACGGCGCCATCGTTCTTCCCAGTAACTTCAAGTTTAGAGTTTTCGCGGTATTTAGTAGGGAACCGAGCTGCCATGGACCGAGACCACAGTGCGGAGTTTAAACGATCGCCTTGAGGCTTCTCAATCATGTGATTAAGCGCCACTTTTTCAAAGAACGCCATCTCTAATGTCTTCGCTTTTTCTAAGGCCGTTTGAAAATCTGGGTTCGTTTCAGTCCAGCCTACAAGCGTAGTCCAAGCAACGTCAAGCTCGGCGGCGATCATCTCACGACTATAGCCTTGTCTACCCCACTCAATTGCTTTGTCGCAATATGAAGGATCGTATTTAGATGGGCGACCAACAGGGTTCTTAGCGAGTGTAGTCATGCAGATATTGTACTACTTTTGGCTAGACCACGCACTAAACAGGTCAAAATTACAAATTACAAAATTACATGTTCAAAAGAGTGTATATACGATGTGCATATATATACTATACTCTTATAATATACTCTCTATAAGTAATAATGTAATATTGTAATAATAGACTAGATACACTATACAAATCAACGGTTTATCAAGCTCTTTTAACGTAATTTATAAGTAACTTTGACCGTAACTTTGGTTAGCTATGCTCAATTTCACCTCTAACAGCCAAGTCTGTAGCATTTGCCAGTCCTGTCATAGCACCATGTTTGGTCAGATCTATAGTTTTGCCCTTGTGTTTTGTAATTTTGACCAACGTTAGCCTAGCCGTTTTGCCACCAATCGATGTGGATGTTGACTCAACATCGGCGTAGTTTAGTAGCGCTTTCTTGATGTATTGGGCTCTTGGCCTTGACTCATGGCCCCATCGCTCGCATAGCAGCTCAAGGTGCGCAGTAGTAAATGCCGCCAGTCCGTCCAGATTTTCTATGATCCAGTCGGCTAAATCCTTGGCAAATGCCTCCATCGGGCTCCTTGCCGCTTGTATTGCCGTTTGCTTGTACTTGGTATTTGGTGCAGGTTTTGATGGATCAAACTGGCTAATGTCTCGTATGTAGTACCAATTAAGCACTTTTCCGAACCCTTGCTCAGACCGTGCCCAGGTCATTAAGCTTACGACCAACGGGTGTGTTTCATCATTCGTTAAGCTAGTAGGCTTGTAAATGGCTTCACGCCTAGCATTGTTGCCCATCTTAGTGATGTACGGTTTATTGCTAGTGAATATGAAGTTCATGAAGTTTTCAATGTTGTACTGTGCCCCGTATTTGTTGTTGATGGCGATTTCCTTGCCTGTGATCATGCTCTTAAGCTGTGCTGAGTGGTCTTCACGGTCACTGCTTGGCTCATTAATCACAATTAGAATCTTGTTCTTAAAGATGCCGTTAAAGTTGCCAAATAGCTCATCCGGTCCGATGATGATGGCTGGTGCATTCTCGCCGAGGCCAAGCATCTCGGCTATGAACTCGGCAACGGCCGACTTGCCAATGCCCTCAACATTAGACACGAACTGCGGGGTTGTGTTGTTCCGCCTATGCGGAAATTGCACGACATTGGCAACCCAGTCATGCCAGTAGTCGGCAAATGCCGGCTCGTCTTGAAAGAAATAGCTGCAAAAATCTAAATACAACTGAGCATCACCGACAATAGGCTCATGGCTCCAAGTGTTTAGGTAGTTATAGCAACCCTCAGGCGTGATCTTTAACCCTTGATAGTGTGGAAACACGCCAACTTTGCGAATGTCGCACCGCTTGCGCCACTTCTTGTACTCTTCAAGCAATGTGATCTCTCGTGTGACGGGTCTTGGCGGCTGATTAGCACGCCCTGGCACCATAGTGGTCTGCATGAAGATATGCTGAGCACTGTCAATCTTGGCTTTATGAAACGGCATGATGTGACCATCGTCAATCCGAATCACATCGCCATTAAACAATGCATACTTAGTGCTAAACTCATGCAGCTTTACGTCCAACGTGTCAACCCCGTTCATGATGACCGACGTGCTAGCCAATACGCTGCCAAGACTGCAATTAGCCTGCAGATGGTCGTCAATGGCAAACTTCTTGCCCTTACCTGGGCCAAACCGCCCTACACGGCATAAGTGCACTTCAGCCCCGAGGCCACGAAGCGTAATGGCTAGCTTAGTCTCGGCTAAGGCAACCTGCTCATTTGGCTCACCTTCTTCTTTGGCTCCGTCATAGTCAAAGACAATGAAAACTTGCCGATGCTTGGTGTCAAAGCTGGTTTTCTTTTGCCACATGAACTGCATTAGATCAGGGTGCAGGTGCGTACCACTCTTGCTTGACCAACTAGTCACACCTGCCAAGCCAATACAAGAATGGACCAGTCCCTCGGCTTGTACTGCCTTGGTAATGGCCCATGCTTTAAACTCGCCCTCGGTGATGATTAGCGGTATGTCAACATTGGTAAGTATGGGGCGCCAACTGACAGTGGGTGGAAAGTAAATGTGTGAGCCGCTGGCTCTTGCCTGCGAGTACTTCATCTTAGTCTTAGGCACTAACAGCCTAACGCGAACAAACCCAGTATCTTTGCCATCTACGTCAAAGTACGGTATTTTGATCGACCACTCATTGGTGTGGCCAAGCAATACCTTGGTCGTGTCTTTGTTAAGCAATTCAAGGCCAAGTGTTTGGCTGTCCTGGTCCGTAAATTGTCTATTCTTAAGAAATGTATCGTATAATTGAGACGGTTGTGTTATATGAGATGCGAATCCCATGGACATAGCATATTTCCTTTAGCAGTTGTCTTTAAAGGCCCTAGGTTACCGCCCAGGGCCTTTTTTTCGATTATATTGCTGCAACCAGATCATCGGCTAAGGTAGTTGCTGTAAGCTTAATGCTTTGGCCGTCACCAAACCATGCACGGTCAATACGAACATCGGATGTACGACCACGGTGATGGTCTACAAACTCAGTTACCGCATTAACCAATCCCCAGACTGTCCCCTTAGCTGATGAGAGCTCGCTGCCCTTGCCTTGTCCATTGAACAAAGCCATAAGCCTCTCTGTCGTTTTCTTGCTTACCACTACATCACCGTCCGTGGTCTGATAAGAAGCAATGCTATCAAAATACTGCTTGGCTTGGTCACTGTTAACACCTACTGAGGACCAAGTCTCTACCGACCGAATGAAACTATCCCATGAAGTGGCGGCAATACCAAGTTGTGTTTTAACCGCAGCCTCATCAAATACGGACCGATGACTAACGCGTACCACATGCTTGGTCTTGCCTTCAGCTTCCTGCATTGCAAACCCCAGCGTGTTACTGCATACTACACGGACCGAGGTGAACATTGCCGTCGTTGCCATACTGCCATCGCATGCAGTGCCTAGCAATAGGTAGCCTTTGATGGTGTCATCAAGCACCTTGGCCTCTTGGCCCATGCTAGCCAATGCCCAGTACTTTGTACCACCCCGAAGCACGCCGGCCGTTTCCATGTCAAACCCTGCCTTAGCCGTGAGGTCACGGTAAAACTCTAGGACTTCCTGGGGTTGAACTACCTGATACTTCTTGCTTACGACGGCAAGGGCCTTCCGTGTGTCAGAGCGGACCAAGACCTTCTTGCCTGCCACTTTGTCCATGGCATA